ATGCGAAGCTGACCGAAAAGGTAAGCGCAGATTGGAAGGTGACGGTGGAAGCGAATGTTGAGCGCGAGGTGACAGGCGATGTAAAGCACACAGTGACCGGGGACATAACGCAGGAAGTGACCGGCGACACAACGCAAACCATGACGGGAAATGTGACGCAGAGCATTGAGGGCAATGTGACGCAGACCGTGAACGGCAATGTGACGCTGACGGTGGGCGGTGCGGCCATTACGATAAGCAGCGGCGGAGATGTGAGCGTTAGTGCGCCGAACGTGACGGTTGATGGTGCCGCCGGAGATGTGAAGGTGGACGGGGTAAGTCTTGTACACCACAAGCACAAGGACGGCGGACAGGGTGAGCCGGAGAAGTAAGGAGGTGGCAGGATGATCGGGACACTGGGGAATGTTGTGTTCAGCGTGAGCAGCAACCGGGTGTTGACGCCGACGGGAATCAGTGGCACGAGCGGGAGCGATTGGGGCAGCCATGACGTTGTGCACGGTAAAGTGCGCAGCGAGTGGGTGGGGCCGAAATGTAAGACCTACAAGTTTGACATGACCTTGCGGGCGCAGGACGGCGTGCCGCCGCGCCGGACGCTGAACCAGTTGCAGCAGATGGCGGAGAGCGCCAACGCCTACTACTTTGTGCTGGGCGGCCAGCCGATGGCAGACAACCCGTTTAAGATCACGAGCCTTAGCGACGAGTGGGGCGCGGTGCTGCACGGCGGGGCGCTGATCGAGTGCAAGGTGAGCGTGGAGTTGGAGGAATACTTATGATCGACACCGAAAACACAGAGATCATTTTGCAGGCGGGCCGGGCCGACGACAGCACCGCCGCCGATGTGCAGCGGTGCTTGAAGATGCTGTACAGCGCACATCCGGGAGAGCAGGCGCTTGACCGGGATTTTGGCATAGACCGGGAACCGCTGGGACTGCCCATGAGCAGCGCCAAAGCGTTGATGGCCGCCGAGTTTGTGGCGAAAACAGCGCGGTATGAGCCGAGGGCACGGGTACTGCGGGTGGACTGGAACGAAAGCAATTTAGCCGAGGGAATCTTGATACCGAAGGTGGTGGTAGAAATTGTCTAAGATCGCAGAACTGGCGAACGCGCCGGAAGTGAGCTTTATCGGATACCTGACGCTGGACGAAGTGAAGCAGATGGTAAGCGACTGGTACAACGAGAAGTACAAGGAGCTGACCGGCACAGCCCCGGTGCTGGGAGACGCCGCGCCGGAAAAGCTGCTGCAATATGCCATTGCCATGCTGGGCGGGCAGACATTGCAGTACATACAGGACAAGGGCAACGGTGAGCTGCTGGCAACGAGCTACGGCGACTACCTTGACCAGCTGGCGGCGAACCTGGGCGTTGTGCGCAAGCCTGCCGACAGAGCGACGGTGACGCTGCGGTTTACGCTGGCGGACACGAGAAATAATGCTGTGGGCATCCCAGCCGGGACGCGGGTGCGCACCGAAAACAGCCTGTACTTTAACACGCTGGACTATGCCGAGGTGAAGGCCGGAGAGCTGACAGCGGACGTGCTGGCACAGGCGCAGGAAGCGGGAGCCGAGAGCAACGGAATCGAAGCCGGCGCGATCAACACGCTGGTTGACCCGATCCCCTACATGGAGAGCGTGACGAACATCGAGGCAAGCCACGGCGGAACCGACACGGAGGACGACGATGCGTTGAGCGAGCGGGTGTTTTTGGCACCTTCTGTGTTCAGCTGCGCGGGGCCTGCGGACGCTTATGTGTACTACGCCAAGGCATGGCGCAACGACGTGGCAGACGTGAAGATCGACAGCCCGGAACCGTGCGAGGTGGACATTTACTTTTTGCTGGGCGATGACGGCAGACTGCCGACGGGAACCGAGCTGAAAGAGATGCAGGCATACTTTGCCGACGAGGACAAGGTGAAGCGCCCGCTGACAGACAAGGTCGTGTGCAAGGCCCCGGCGGAGATCGGGTACGGCATTGACCTGACATACTACATTGCCAGCAGTGACCGCAACAACGTGGCCGCCATACAGGAAGCCGTGAGCGCCGCAGTGGCAAGCTACAAGGCATGGCAGCGCAAACTTGGCCGGGATATTAACCCGACGGAGCTGATTGCCGCTGTGCGCGGTGCTGGGGCCAAGAGGGTGAAACTGAAAGCCCCGGCGGATACCGTGGTGAGCGCGGCAGCCATTGCACGGTGCGACAGCGAAACCGTGAACTACGGAGGGCTGGAAGATGATTAGTCTGCGGCAAGCGAAGCTGACGGACGCGATACCGGCAACGCTGGCGGCGCAGCCGTGGGCGCAGGCGCTGGCCTACGCCGAGTGGCGGATGCGCGGACTGCTGCTGGAATACGCGCAGGACAGCCAGATATACACCGCGCTGGACACATGCCCGGAAATGGTGCTGGATGCACTGGCCGTAAGCTGGAAAGTGGACTGGTACGATACCACCTACCCGGTAGAGATCAAGCGCAGCATTATCCGCAGCTGCATGGCGGTGCGCCGGTACATGGGTACAGCATGGAGCGCCAAAAAGGCACTTAGCGACGTATGGCCGGACAGCGGCATTGAGGAGTGGTTTGACTACGGCGGAGAGCCGGGGCGATTCCGCGTGGTGTGCAATGTGACAGACCCAACCGTTACCGCGCAGGTGGAAGTGATAGAAAACAATGTGATGCTGTACAAGCGGGAGAGCGCCCACTTGGACAGCATCAGCTTTATGGTCCGCCACGGTATACAAATTGGAGCGGTATACGAAGCGTACAAATACGATGTGCCGCGGTGCGGGATGATCCGCTGCGGCACATGGCCGCGCCGCGCCACGCTGGGCAGAACCGAGGGCGCAGGGCTGGTGCTGACACCGGCAGCGGACGCCTTTGCGGCGGAGATACCGCTTTGCGGTACACTGCCCTACCCTGCCACGCTGGGCCGCACAGAAGGTGCAGCGCTGGCCGTGGAGCCTGCGGCAGGCGCTTACCTTGCCGCAAACCCGGAGGCGGGTGCGGGAGACAGGAGCGGCACGGTGCCGCGCATTGCAACGATTGGCTATGCCGGACAGAGCGGCACAGAGATCGCCCCGGAAGTGGGCGCATACAAAGTTACCCCGGTACGAAGCGGCCAAAGGCGCTGCGGATACACCGTGGTGAAAAAATCGTAACGGGAAAGGAGGGGCAAGAAGATGGCATTTTTTACCGAGGATTTCCTGAATGCGAGACGGGCTGACCTGCTGCGCAGCGTGCGGCGGTTCCAGTACCAGATCAACGGCGGCGGCTGGCAGGACGGCGAGATCAACAGCAAGGCCGTGACCGGCAATGCGGACACCATTACCGGTGTGCGGGTGTACGACAACAACGACAAGCTGGCGGGACAGCAGACTGTGAGCGTGAAACGGACGAGCGTGAACGCGGCGCTTTTGCGGTTTGTGTTCCCGCTGACGGAAGCGCAGACGGCAACGAGATGAAAGAGAGGTGAACGACTATGTATGAACGCACATTCTGGCTGGACCATGTAGAGGACCAGAGCGGCGAGGTGATCCAAGAGGGCACGCCGTTGGACCAGGCACACTTCAACAAAATGGAGGTAGGCATTGAGGACGCGAATCTTGCGCACAAGATCGTAATGATCTTTGCGCGGTGGATCGAGCGCCGGCTTGCCGCCATTGAGGGCACCAGCGGCACCCACACCACCGACATTGCCGGAATCAAGGCAAAGGACACGGCGCAGGACGGACGGTTGACGGCGCTGGAAAGCGAGACAGCGGCAGAGGTGAAGGAAGTGACCTTGACCGCCAACAGCAACCCGTGGCCGTTTTGCAACGATGACAAGAACGTGATCCTGACCACCGTGCGCAAGAACACCAACTACACGGTGGATGTGTATGTTAAGAGCGTGGCAGGCGGACGGCTGGGCGACATTACCGTGAGCGGCAAGGGCACGAACAGCTTTAAGGTCCGCCACGACGGCAGCGCCAAGACCGTGGTGCTGACTTTGAAAATTACGGGAGGTATGAAGTGATGAAAGTTACCGAACTGAACGAAGGAAAGAAGATCGCCTACGCTGTGAAGAAAACCGTGCTGACGCTGGACGGCGGGCGCATTGCGCTGGACTTGCAGAAGTACCAGAAGGACTACCCTGTTACGCTGGACTTTGTGACGGACGGCGAGGGCAACCTGCTGATGAACGCTTTTGACAGCCTGCGCGCCTATGTGGCGGAAATCCGCCTGCCTGCCTATGAGACCGAAACCGTGGAGGTTGAGGACGAGGAGACCGCCGCGGCAGACACAACCCCGGCGGATGAGCAGGACGCAGCCGAGGAAGCTGGCGTGACCGGGGAGGCGCAGGACGCCGAGGCCGCTGCGCAGGGCGAGACGCAGAAAAAGACCG